TTAAGCATATATTGTGGACATTGGGTTTAGTGCCATAGCTTCATTTAAATAATCAGGAGCAAGATGAGCATAAGTCATTGTTTGCATAATCGTTGAATGACCTAGGATTTTTTGCAACGTTAAAATATTACCCCCGTTCATCATAAAATGACTCGCAAAAGTATGTCGTAAAACATGCGTTGCCTGACCTTTAGGTAAATCAAAGCCCTGCGCCTTTAGCACATCGTAAAACTCCATGTATGAACCATTAAACAACCGGCCTGTTTTTCCTTTGTAGATATCATTCATTAATTCTGATGTTATAGGTACAGTTCTATTTTTACCATTTTTGGTATCATTGAATGTGACTCGCCCATGAATAATATCATTTCCCCGTAGTTCTGCTGCTTCACTCCAACGCGCACCTGTCGATAAACACAACTTAGCAATATTAAGTTCATCGCCATCAAGATTATCCAGTAACTGAATAATTTCTTTTTTATTCAAAAACCCCATTTCAGTTGCGCGTATCTTGAGTTTGCCGATCCCTTTTAATGGGTGTTCGTTATGAAACTCACCAGCTTTTATCAATACGGTAAAAACACCACTTAGCCTGACTTGGCTTCTATTGATCGTTGTTGCTTTGTTCCCTATAGCCATTTTGTCGGCACGGAATTGCATAACGCGCTGTTTAGTTACCTGATCTGCCCTTGGATGCCCTAAGTCTTTATCAATAGATAACAGGTGTTTTAGCTCTTTTTCAGGGCGTTTTAACTGTTGTCCATGGTAGCGATACCAAAGATCAATTAAGTCTAGTAACGGCCGCTTGTCTGCTGATTTCTCTACCCAGCCTTTTTGGTTCTGAGTTGATAATAGCCAGCGTTCATACTGTTGCGCTTCGCCTTTCGTTTTAAACTTTTTTCTGTATCGTTTACCACTTCGTCCTTGTGGACGGCAATCGACCTCATACCCGTTAGGAATAGATTTAATTGACATTTAGTTGTCCTCCCCAGCGGTAGAATTGTATTGCTAACGTTTTTATTGTAGTTGAGTCTACTTGTTTTTGATTTAAACGCATGGCTCTTGAGTTGAGAAAACCGGACAAACTTGACCTGAACGTGGCTCAACATTTCCGGTTAATAGCCATATCGTGTATTTTTTTAAACAGTCATGCTGGCTAAATTGCATTAAAAATTGGCAGCATGGTTCCTTATGTCCAGTAACATAGTTCGCTGTTGCGGATAGATTAAAACTTAACGCATTAGCGAGTTGTTGGTTACTATATCGCTCTTCTTGAATAATAGCGCGTAATCTCGTATCAAAAGACATCTTGTCACCTTTAACTTGTAGTGAATGAAATTATTCACCCGAAAAGGGTATTATAATTATTTACAAATTAATGAGTTTGAGATACCAATTTAGGTATAGTGATTATATTCCATAAATTTTAATGTTATTACCTAATTTGTATTAGCTCAGAGTTATGAGTATTAGGAAAAGCATGGTTAAATTGAAATTAGCGCTTCGTTAAGAGGCAAAAAATTGTTGGCTAAAATTAGCTATGAAGAAGCAAAAGCCAACTGTTTTTTGCTTTTTTAAATGACTTGTTAAGTGTTGATTTGCATCGCCACTTCTTTAGCTTTGTCTGAAATAGCAATTAGACTTGGGTTAAAGCCTTGAATTATTTTACTGTATTTCGCCATATGTTCTGAACTAGGAATAACATTTTGTTCACCATTCTTTATTCTCTCTTGCATATCCATCATTCCGGCAGTAAGCCAATCGCGATATAAAACTACTGCTTTCCTATATTCGTTATGCTCATCCGCTAATTCTGGCAAGTATAAAGCTTGTAACATCTCAGCTTTGTTATAAGCTTGGTTATTATAATTATTTTCTTGTTTAAATAATTTATTTTCCATTTCAGCATGAAAAGCTTCTTGTGAGATAACGACAAAGGAAAAGTACTCTTCAAGCTTTTCTCTTTTTAGCATCTCTCGATCTTTTTCTCTCCAGACATTTAATTCAATGTCTTTTTTAATTTTCTCTGTAGTTTTAGTAGTTTCAGAAACTTGCTTTTTAATAATATCTAAACTTGACTCTATAGCTTTATATTTGCCTTTTTCTGCGCCAAAACTTTTGATGAAACTACCAAATACAGCACCGAGTAAGCTAACCAAAAACAATAATAAGTAAAAGTACCAATCATCTAGAATTGTTTCGTTAAGAATTGACTCAACTATTATTTTAATCTGCTCGTCTTTCATAGACACCTATGGTTGATTTTTTGGAGGCACTTAACACCGTATTAAACGGACTAAAATTGTGGATTGTATTGCGTAATCGATAGGATTTTAACCTACTGTTTTGTTGTATTTGAAGTTCTTGTTATGCGCAAGCTAAAACTGTCACCAAGATATTTTTAGCAACTCAAATATATCCATAGCAAAAATTACAATTACAATGAGTACAACTATATATAAGCAAGCTACCAAATTATTACATTTTAAATTATTCTTTTTTAGATAGTTAGTAAGAGCAGTAATAATCATTACAAGAGAACTAATTATTAATGTCCATTGTAAATCGTGGAATCCAGAATTGCCCATTCCGAAATAGCCTACAGCAAACACGACACCAAAAAAACCAACAATGATATTTTGAACACGGAGACGCCATATATTAACGAAATTTACTTTGTCAGGCATATTAACAATTAAAAAAATACTATTGCCAATAATTGATATAAAAGATGCACTAACGAAAGAATACACCCCATAACTTTCTTTCATTATAGAATTGAAAATATTTGCAGCAGATTCTTTGTTCGCACCTAACGCCCATAATAAGAAAAGACTCCCACAACTAAATAAAATAAGTATCAAGATACTGCTTATTAGAGCTGCCCCATAAGACTCAATTGAACCGGGGGTGTTCAAGTTTTCCTTTCTACTCTCAACTCCATCTTGAGTTTCACTAATTTTAGTTTGTACATTTGTCATCAGGCGTTCCTATATCGAAAATTAAATTGGGACATAATGCCGTATTAAGCGGACTAAAATTGTGGGTTAAAATGTGAAGCGAAACTTAACCCACTATTTTAGCTCAGTTTAAATGCCTTGTTAGCTGCATTTAATGCATTGACCGTTTTATCTGCTAATTCTATATATTTTTCGGCATCAATAAACTCAAAATCAGCCTCTAAACCATGGGTTACACGATTTCTTAAACGCCTTAAATCCATAACTCTTTTAATCATCTCTTTATCAAACTCAGGGATTTCAAAAAGAAATTTCTCTAACGCCTTAGGGCTAAACCTTTTCATAGCAGTGCCTTGGGTCATACCAATTTCAATACAAGAAACTTCAATAGAAGTCCAAGCCTCGATGATGGCAGCTCTTGGATTCAATTTTGCAATTGCCCCCATCTCAGTTATCCAGCAACTACTTTCTTCACTTGGCACTATTGGATTTGCAGAAATAGTTTTCTCAACTTCTTTGATTTCCTCATTGAACATCATTTTTGCAGCTGATGTTTCTAATTTAGTCATTCTCCGAAGAACACTACCCAAGTCCTTTTGAAATAGAAACATACCAATAGACACAACTACTGGCCAAGCTAATATTTCTAGTATTTTTACAAATTGATCCATATATTCCTCAAATTGAGATTGGGGCTAACTTTTTATAATAGGACTCTCTATTTCCCAAATTCATTCACCTCAATAAAGTCGAGCAATCAATTGAAAAATAAGATTATACTTCAAATTTATTAATTACATGTTTATGGGAAAACTAGTCGACCTGTAAATTATTTGTTTGTCTTGTAGGTTATATATAACACTATTATGTGATTGATTGTATTAATATCTATTAGGCTTTACCGCTTTTTGCAAGTAAGTTGTCAAACATTTTGCCACTAACCTGAACGGTATCTTTAGCTTCTAAATAAGTACTTAAATCTTTATTGTTAATTAATTTTAAAGAGACGTCGAAAGTGCCAGTTCTAGCTTTAGTATCGATGTTTGATATCTTGATAGAAACCTGAGTTGGGTGCTTAGATGATTGAAGATAATAACTTCCATCCCAATTACAATTAGCTGAAATTGCAGAGTCATTTCTTTGTTTTGAAAATATGGATAAGCCGCTTATTGCGATATCCCTGCGATTTAATGTGATACTACAAAAGTTATTAATGTCGGGACCAAGGTTAATTGAAACCGCGGGAAGGTTGTTCATTGTATAGTCATAGTCACTAACACTTAATACAAGGAGTTTCTTTGGTGTGTTTTCTGAACAAGCAGAAAGAGCTAATATTGCCACGAATGAAAGTGCAGTTTTAGATAGTCTTCTGTACGTTATTTTATTCATTGTTATTTCCCAACATATTATTTTATAAGAAAAATAAGGAGTATATAGGCTTACAATGTGAAATTAGTCATCACTATGTAATACTCATAGATAGCTGTTATTAACCTATTTGGGGTTTTCTTCGATTTCCATATCTCTTGCCTTAGACAGAGCTGATGCGATTAAGCCTGCTGGAATGGACACAATACCTAAACCGACAATAAGAATGAAAAATGTAAATATCTTACCGCCAACTGTTATGGGGTATATATCGCCATAACCAACAGTTGTTAATGTCGCAACTGCCCACCACATGCTATGAAATACAGAAGCGAAAGCTTCTGGTTGTGCTTGCGATTCAAAATAATAAATCCCAACACTGGCTAAATAAAGAATAATTATTGATGTAAATAAAAATAGAATCAGTTCTTCTTTGGCGATAACGAACGCCCTGTAAAACCTTTGTGTAGCAGAGCTATATCGAGTTAATTTTAAAATTCGAATTAATCGCAGAAGTCTGAATGTTCTCAGTGATCTTAAGTCAAAACCTGTGGACAGATAGAAAGGCAAAATGGCCAGTAAATCAATGATACCAAAAAATGAAAATATGAATTTAAATCTATCATCAGCAAAAATTAGCCTTAATATATATTCAATAGTGAAAATAAGTACACTGACAATTTCAAATACTCTGAGTATGTTTTTTGTATTTTCAGAAAGAGACGGTAATGTTTCTACTGAAAAGCTAATGAGTGATAACACAATTATTAACTGTATAAATATATCAAAACCTTTCCCCATTTTAGTATCTGATTTTTCAATCATATTTTTCATCGCGAGCATCATATTGGTTACTTACTTCCTTGATATCGACTAATTGATTGGCATTTATAAAGCACACATCACGCCTGTTTTTCTGAATCATCAGACACTAAACCGCATTTTTTTTGAGTAGATAGTTTCGGACTAACTTGGTCTGAATCTTCTTCTACATCCCCTGTTAATAGCCACATAATATATTTTTTGAATTGTTCGTGATGTCCAATTGCTATGAATAATTCGCCAGAAGGAACCCTTCTTTCAGCTATGTAGTGCTCTATTGCAGTTTGAGATAAATTCACCTCTTTTGCGAATTCGCGCTGTGAAATCCCTTCTTCTTTAATGACTGATTTCAATCTTTTTCCTAAAGACACTTGTTTACCTCTCATATGTATGGCAAAATCCATACGTTTGTTATGTAAGGCTGTGTGCTACCACAGCATTTATCAGTTAAACCTATAGAGGATACATCAAATGCCTAAGAAATCAGATACCCAAGAAAATTTAGTGATTAACATTCAGCCAGATATGTTGCCTATCACGTTAGAAGTCTACGCGCGCCGTACAGATCAATCACTTAGTGCCGTTCGCGCTCAAGCAACTCGCGGTGTCTTGCCTACTATGCAAGTGGGTAAAAGTAGCACCATCTATGTGAACCAAGCCCAAATGGTGATGAGTTCATTAGAAGCCGCTGGTTGGGATGTTCGCACTCCAAAAGACATCTACGCCTTGTAGATACAGACATTTCAAATTAGAGGTTTAAATATGTTGATCATCAACTTCATATCTAAGTACCGACAAGAATTGAGCTTAATAGCGCCTTCGGTCGTTCAACTGGTTCTTACTGGTTATCTTTTCTTTGCTGTCGCGACTGCGTAGTTTGATCATCTCAAATAGGGAAATTTGTTCAATGTTTGAAATTAATGATAGTAAACAAAGCGTAATTGACGCGGCTTGTATCCGTTTTGCGGATATTGAAAACGTAGAGTCAATTGCAAATGACTGTGGCATGCGCGGCCAGATGCTTCGTAATAAATTGAATCCCAACCAACCCCACCAACTAACAGTTACAGAGTTAATCAAAATCACTAAGGCTACTGATAATCACGACATTATCAACAGTGCAATTTTAGACATTGGATTAGTTGCTGTTCGCCTACCAAAGCAGGGCGAGTCAAAGCCGTTAACGCTTAGCGCCATGAGCGTAGCAATTCAGACCGGTGATATTAGTCGCCACATCTTAGAAGCTGAATCAGATCGCCGCCTTACGCGCCATAAGAAAGACGCAATTGTTAGAAAGGCACAACAAGCTGTACGCGAATTGGTTTTTCTTATGTCAGACGTCGAAAACCGCTGTGGTGGTGCAGGGCCGTTCGTGTCCATGTGTGCAGATGCAGTAATGAATGGATTACCAATACCAGGTATGTAACGAGGAGATAATTCTTATGGGACAAGTACAACGCGCAATTGTTGATACTGCACCACCGTCTGCAGACTCCATTGCACAAATTCATAGTTTATTTGGTAGTAGCCGCATTGGCTGTATTTACGACAAGTTAGATGAAGATTTAAAGAAGGGGATTTTGGTCGCGGCAGGATTAAAAATGCCTCACCTTAAGTTAAAACTGAGTGAATTAGACCAGTTAGATAAGGCGAAATTGCATAACGCAATTAACGCACTAGAACCTGTGATCAGAAAGTTAGCTGGTCATTCAATTTCAGAATTTAAGTAAGGAAAATATTATGCAAACAGTTCAAAGCGTTATTAATGAAATTATGTTTATCGCAATGTCTAGGCCCGATGCAATAGATATCACGGTTGAGTATCACGGCATGAGTGATTCAATCTTTATACATGTTATACGGTCGAATATTAATGTTGGTCGGATGACGACACAAGGCTTAAATGACGCGGTGCTTTTCAATAAATATATCCGGTTAGATGGAAAGGCATGTTTGCTTGATGACAACAAGAAAACACCGCTAGAAGCTGTGCTTAATGCCAAAAGAAAAATACAGGCACTAATGGTAACGCCTGTTTCAACAGAGGTAGCAGCATGAAACGTATCTCTGTTCCTATTGAAGAAATGATTAGTGCGCTTCAAGACTTCGGTGTTAGTGATGAGCGAGCTAATGATATTGCTGCATTATTTGAAGTTGTTGATGCCGGTGATTATGACGCATTGGTTATGCCTGCTCTGGCATTTAATCACTCGCAGCTTCCCCGCAAAACAGTATTAATTACTTTATCTTCATTTTGGGTATGTGTTGTTGGTAATACCAATTCCTTTTCTGAACAAGAACTACAAGCACTTGGTGCGCTGCGTTCGCTGTACTTTGTTGCGGTCAATTTGGGTTATCAAGGTGTAGCTGATTGTATTGCACAGTATTGGGAACGCACACATCCCTTGCATTTTTCTAAGTCAGTGGAGCTATGGCGATGATGTATTTTGCAATTGCACTTTGTCCTAGTGGCAGCATGCGTGAGCATCCTAAAACGCACGAACTTCGCACTGTTGAAGTAGGTGAATGCGAAACCAAACAAGATGCCATCGATAACGCTTGTCTGCAGCTCAATTGTCGTCAGTTGTTCCGTGGTGTTATCGGTCGGCCAAAAGGCCAGGGCGGTTATCTTGTATTAAATGCACAGGAATATGCAGAGATATGAAGAAAGGATATTTCGATGAGCAAAGCAGAAGATTTTAAAAAATGGTGTGCCGAGCGAATGGGCCATTCTCCACAAATTAAACTAGCACTTGAAGCCATTATTGAACTGGAAGAATCAATTAGTGATTCAAATTCTAGTGCTTTTGGTGACGGTTGGTATGACGGTTTTCTAAAGGCGCAAAAACTTGATGAAGATAAAGACTGTTATTTAGAAGATATCAAAGAAGATGAAGTTCGCGATATGTCTGAATATGCAGAGTCAAAGCACGCTGAACTAAAAGCTAAAACAGCTTAACTTTAAGATGGGAAACCTTACCATGATTGTTAGACATGAAATTAACGAACAAGAAATGATTGATATTTTTGACCAATTTGCAGCTTCAATTATTGATGGTTATCCATGTGAAGAACTCACTGAGTACTTGCATGAAGCAGTGCGAGAGCTAGCTGTTGACCAAACTGCAATTATGCCAAGAAGTGACTTTACGTACATTGTCGAAGACTTTATTGACTGCTTCACTTTTGATGATGAAAACGGCGGTTACATCTTTGCATTTGAAGATATGTATTTTCATGGCAATACCAAAGTTATAAAAGAGAAAGCGGTGACGACGAGTCGTAGTGAAGCTTACCGTGATCTTTGGGACATGGTGTATCGAGTGGCCAGAACTGAAAAATATAACAAAGGTGAAAATGCACTTCATCTCGTTAATTTAATCCTTAGAGAAACGCGTAAATCTATTAATGAAAGTGCTGTAAATATTGACGATGTAATTTTAATGATAGAGAAGACAGTTGATATATCCCTGCAGGATAAAAAGTTTCGAACACTGTCAGAGCTGCGTCGTTTTGAATTAGATCAAGATGCTAAAAGGCTAGCTAAAGAGACTGAAATGGTTGCAGCATTCGAAGAACTCCTACTTAAATCAAAAAGTGCAACATCACCACTGCAAACGTGGAAGTTATTTTACCGTGCTCAACGTGTGGGTAAATCATGGAGGCATCACGGTTACTGGTTGATTAATTCTGATCGTAACTTAGTCGGTCAAGCTTACATATCAGAAATGAAAAAATGTGTGATGGATATTTTTTATCAAAGATGGGTGATCAGTAAAATAGGAACACGCTTATGTCAATTAAAATTAAAATCAACTAATCCTCTTGTTCCTTACACTGGGAATGTAGCAGATCTAATTGATGATGATCTACCGTTCTGATGGCTTACGTAGATAAATCCCAGTCATTATCTGGCCGTAACACCATTATTGAAATGATTGAAAGCGCGGAGGACTGCACCAGTAAGCCAGTCAGAATGCCCGCGCTAGGCAAAGAATTCCCACAACCCGAAATGTCGCTAATCGAAAATGCAATGTTTCAGGTTAACCCCGATCTCGAAGACCATCAATGGCGCAAGCAGTTCTTTGGTGACATGCCGCATTACCTTAGCCGCTACTTTGCCGAACGCTATATCAAAGCCTTTAAACGTAATGGCCGTCAATACGCCAATAAGTACTTAAGAAAAACCGTGGGCGCTAAGATTAACCCTCGTTTAAAAAAAGTATTAGGGCAGTATAACCAGCAGGTTAAATATCGTGATTCTTATACTCTCTGTAATGATTTGTTCCGTGAAAAACTGCTCGCAGAAATGGATAAAAGCGAACTCAAAGTATTAGCGCAGCAGTACGCTGATTTCTTTGCCGTACAACTCGATAACCAAGCTGCAGAGCAGGATGAAGGGCAAGACTACAATCAGTCTATTATCCAGGTCTTTTGTGGTCTACGTGAAATTAGCCGTAAGTTTGGTTATACACCACCCTATGATAAACCCGAATCTGACTTAACAGCTGCAGAAGCAGAGTGTGGCATTTTACGCTTAACCTGCAATCGTGCCTGGGAAAGTAAATTAAAAGCCAAGCGTTCGATAATGCGCGAGCATCTAGCAATCGCAGTAGGCCAAGTACAAAAGTCAGCAAGCCCGTACTGTTCCCGTGACTGTCTGCACGAATGGAAGAACCAAAAGCAACGTAACCGTGATTTCATCAAAGGCATGTCGGTCTTTGATGAAGACATGGACGAAGAAATAGCACTTGCCGAGATGTTCTATAAATCCACGGGTAACCCAGCTATTCGCCGTTGCGAGCTGATGGTTCGGATGCGTGGTTACGAGAATATTGCCCAAGCCATGGGTTGTGAAGGGCTGTTTCTTACTTTAACCGCACCATCCAAGTATCACCACACCCGAAAAAAGGGCGGCTTTATCGATCACTGGATGGGTAACAGTCCCCGTGATGCACAGCGTTATTTATGTAGCGTTTGGGCTAAAATCCGCGCTCAATTTAAACGTGATGATATTTCAGTATTTGGTATCAGAGTTGTCGAGCCACATCACGATGGTACGCCACATTGGCATTTACTCTTGTTCATGCAGCCCCATGATGTAAAACAGGCTAGTGAGGTATTCACGCATTACGCAGTACAAGAAGATTTTAAAGAGCTGTTTCCGTCAATAAACAAGAAAGAAATAGCTGTAGGGCCACCGAACTTACGTACTCGATGCGAGATTGTTGCTATCGATTCTGAACTGGGTTCTGCAACCGGCTACATTGCTAAATACATAAGTAAGAATATTGATGGTTATGCCATGGATGACGAAAAAGACGACGAGACAGGGCGCGACCAAAAAGAAATGTCGGCAAATGTTACTGCCTGGGCAAGTCGTTGGCGCATTCGTCAGTTTCAAGCGATTGGTGGGGCTCCGGTTACTACGTATCGGGAATTACGGCGTTATGCCAATAACGACGTAAACACATTCAAAAGCTACGTTGCCTTGCTCAATGCAAAGCAACAATACACTCTATTTACTGAATTATTCCCAGACCAAAATCCTTATCTTATGGGTCCTAAATTAGACTTTCAGGGGCCACGTTTAAACTATGCTGCAATGAACTCGTTACAGCGTTGGGATGTGCTTACTGGCAAATACAAAGCAGAATTAAAAACAGACATCGATAGTGCATCCACTGCAATGAAGTGTGCCGACAAAGGTGACTTTGCTGGTTATGTCATGGCGCAAGGTGGCCCATTCGTGAAGCGTAAAAACCTGCTCATCCGTAATGATTATGACGGCACCGAGATGGGCAATGAATACGGTGAATACGTAAGTAAGATCCAAGGCTTTAAAGTTACCGATGAAACACCGGTTAAGACTCGTATACGCAACTGGGTGATCCAGCGCAAGTCTCAAGCATTGCTCGATAGTGAAGCTAGCACCAGTAGCACCGAAGGTGCTGAGGGTTTAATGAGTCCCGAAGGGGCTTCTCGGAGTTCTGTCACTAACTGTACGCCCTCCAGACGCGACAGGTTAAATACTGGAATTAAAGCACTTTTGAAAAGGCGCGGTATTCATTTAGATGATCACCTGGTCAATGTTATGGGCCAAGGTGCTCAAATCAGAGTTGATAAAGACCATATCGTGAAATTAAGGCTGGGCTATTACGTCGAAGGTTCTGATAAGTATCACCCGCCAGAACTGGTCGATGTAAAACCCGAAGAACCCAATATTTGGGATGGTTGGAACAGTCCTGAGACTGAAATTAAAGATACATCCGATTACATACCTGGTTGGGAAGACTGGGAAAGTTGGGATTGGGGGTGATAATTTAATCTAGAGTTGACAGCGTGCCATTAAAACAAAACCCTCAATTCTAATGTAGAGCGCATTTTCTTGTTTATATTTTTATTCTTTGGACTGTATCAATTGTTATTTTTTTAATCATTTGTAATAACAGATTAATTTTATGATTTTGATAGTAATTCATTAGAATAAAATTAGTTTTATACAAAATTCTGTGTAATACATTGTTATGATTTAATAATTGGAGTTGGTGTTGATTCCATTGCTTACACTTACTTACTTATAAAATGTTTGAATACTGGAACTTATTTTTAGTTAAATAATCAGAATCGTTACTTAAGCTCGGTATTATTTATTTCCCGAGCTCCCGAGGTATCTTTAGAGGAAAGGCTATGCGTTATTATACCCCTTTGTATTTAATTTCTCTTTTATGTAATGCTCCAGTAGTAATGGCTGGAGCTGACACTCCAGTAGTAATGGCTGGAGCTGAAACTACAGTAGTGTTAGATGGTAATAAAGCGATCTATGAAGGAGATATTGGAGAGGAAGCTAATGCGACGTTATTTGAGTTGTATAGAAAAAATAAACAGGTAAATACGTTAAAGATAAAAAGTAAAGGTGGTGAAATTAACGTAGGAATGGATCTTGCAGAATTTGTGTACACCAATAAGTTGAATGTTGAAGTGAATGATTACTGTTTTTCTTCATGTGCTAATTATGTATTTCCAAGTGGTATGAAAAAAATCATTGGTAAAAATGCAATCATTGGTTTTCATGGTGGTGCGAGTAGCACTGAATTTGATGACAGTGAGTTGGATACATTACCAGAAGAAGAACGAAAAGCGACTTTAGTATTCATGGCTGAATATTTACAACATGCACTCAAGCGTGAAGCCTTATTTTTTTCGATGATCGGTGTTGAGCAAAAGATAACAACCTTAGGCCAAAATGAAGCATTTTCAAAGTTTGATGAAGCCGATTTTAAGGGATGGTATTACTCAATTGATGCATTAACGAAATTAGGTGTGACCAATATTTCAGTTATTGATGCTCCATGGGAATACAAACCATTTGATAACGAAACAAAGTTATTTGAGATTATTGCCAATGATTTTTAATAAAATTTGTAGTTTTTACAGAAAAATACTTTTAGTCAGATAAATTACCCTATTTAACCTCAGTTCTGCATATGAAATTGTTTTTCAAGCCGAGTTATTTTGATGCTCGGCTTTTTTGTGCTGTCGATAACTTATTAGAGTATTGAACAAGCCCTCAATTGTGAGGATTTTTTGGTTTACAATATTGAAAGCTGCAATTGCAATTCTTGACGCTGTTCGGGCGCTAAACCTTTCACCAGACTAATGGCCATCTGCGTTGTTGTTTTAGCTGAAGGGCTCAACGTATGACTAAAACTAAGATTCATAACAAACGAATGACCACACTCCGCATTATTACAGCTGCAGTATAAATCTGTATAGCTATTCGAAATCCTATTCGTTTTTTGGATTCGACTTTTAACGCCGCACTCTGGGCAAACTACTCGCATAAACATCCACTTAATTCAAATACTGACCTATAAATTATACGATATTAGACTGTTGTTTTATGGCTCTGTTCCCTTTTAGTGTTGGTAGTTTTAGCTATACTTATAGTAACCGCAATATCATGAGGTTACCGCTATGAGTAAAGTAACTTTTGCAGCTTTTCAAGAAAGTATTGAAGACCTATCTTATGTTGAACTAAAGCGCTTAAATCATCAAATCGACTTCCACCTATCTAAAGACGAAGTCGGCCAAATCCTTGCCAAATATGAAAATGAAATATCAAACTGCCCTCATTGCAATGGTCACGTGCTATCTCGATGGGGAAGTACCATGCAAGGAAAACAACGTTATCGCTGTAATGCTTGCCATAAAACATTCAGCACCCTAACGGGAACAAGTCTATTTAGAATGAAAAAACCTGGCAAATGGCTGAAATATATAGAATGTATGTGTTTATCTAATAGTTTGAGATATGCAGCTAACAAGTTAGATATTAATTTAAAAACAGCATTTAGATGGCGACATCGTTTTCTAAAAAGCCCTTCTGAGCACAAACCGACTGAATTACTTGGCATTATTGAAGCAGATGAAACTTTTGTACCCGAGAGTTTCAAAGGTTCCAAAAAAATGCTGAGAGAATCAAGAAAACGAGGCGGCGGTAATCCCCCAAAAGTGCCTATTTTACTGGCTTTAGATCGCAATGGAACAATAAGCCATCAGGTCTTAAAGCGAGATACTAAAGAAGAACTTAGCTTAGCGCTAACACCACTTTTATCACCTGATTCTGTGCTATGTACCGATGGTAATTTATCTTATCAAAGCATCGTTAAAGAGCTTGGTTTCAACATCGATCATAAACGGCTTATCAGTTTGGATAATCAAAAGGTTATTGATAAAATATATCATATTCAGACACTTAATAATTTCATGATGCGTTGGAAAACTTGGATGAAACGATTTTATGGTGTTGGTACTGGCTATATGGAACATTATATTGCTTGGTTTATCTTTATGGAAAACAAAGCGTCTTGCGAAAACAAAAACTGGCTTAATGAAGCTCTTGAATAAACCAACACTAAAAGGGAACAGAGCCTGTTTTATACAGTTGTATGTAATGTTCGTTATAATACATAGCTATTTCTGATGGTAGAGGAAAACATTTAATCATGCGCGTGAGACCCCGATAAATTCACTCCTCTTCGCCTACCGCGTTTTCGCAATTTTTTACGTTTTTGACATAAGTATGGACATGCTGATATCCCGAAAGCCTTATATATAAAGGATCTCAACGATCATTTAAAGATCGATAATGTCAAAGTTGTGACACCTTTTGTCACAAAGTGACAGGCTATTCAACTTTATAAAAAGCATTATCTCTATTTTTATTTCAATGAAAATTCTATAAATATTACTTAAAGATAAATTGATAGTTAATTTATACCAATTCTATTAGCATAAAAAATAAACTTAATATACAATCGCTTACCAGACTCCATACCCCCTTGTGGTTACCGTGGGGTTTGCACAATTTATCATCACCTCAATAATCGGGGTGCGTACATGGAATTTTTATGAAGTTTAAAATACTAACTGTGGCTCTTTTAACTGTGACACCACTTAATGCACGTTCGAGCGATAATGTAGGTGCGTTTTACAAATCCAGCTTGAATGGAACCATAGTTTCGCCATTATCAGCGAAGGTTAACGATACCGGCATTATTAATGGGAAAATATATACAGTTGTAGATGAAGCTATCTTGCGTAAGATGATTGCCGATGGTGATGATGTGACTCGTGTTGTAACGACAAATATAACAAATATGAGTAACCTGTTTAAGGATAACAAAACATTCAATCAAAATATCGGCAACTGGGATACATCTAATGTGACTGATATGAGAGGCATGTTCAGCGGGGCCGAGTCATTTAACCAAAAAATTGGCAACTGGAATACATCGAACGTGACATCTATGTCAGATATGTTCAATGGTGCTCTAGTATTTAATCAAGAAATTAAAGGCTGGAATACGCTTAAAGTGACGGATATGAGCCGTATGTTTTTCCATGCAGAGGCGTTTAATCAAAATATTGGTGGCTGGATCACATCTAATGTGACGAAGATGGCTTGGATGTTCGGGAAAGCCAAGGCATTTAACCAACCTATTGGTAACTGGGATATATCTAAATTGACGAAGATGTTTGGTATGTTCTACGAGGCTTATACATTTAACCAAGACATTAGCCGTTGGAATACATCTAACGTGACGTGTATGAGGCATATGTTCGATAAGGCTCATGCATTTAACCAAGATATTGGTGGTTGGGATGTATCTAAGGTGGAGAATATGAGTAAAATATTCTACGAGGCAAAGGCGTTTAACCAAAATATTAGCCGCTGGAATACATCTCGCGTAACTAATATGGAGGGGGTGTTCGCTTATGCTAATAATTTTAACCAAGATATTGGCCGTTGGAATACATCTAGCGTAACTAATATGAAGTCAATGTTTAGTTACACTTATGCATTTAACCAAAACATTAGTCGTTGGAAGACATCTAGCGTAACGAATATGGATTCAATGTTCAGTGGTACTAAGTTTTTTAATCAAGATATTGGTTATTGGGATACATCCAGTGTGACGAATATGAGTGCAATGTTCTACCGCGCTAAGGCATTTAACCAAGATATTAGTTATTGGGATACATCTAGCGTGACTGATATGAGTTATATGTTCATTTATACTAATGCATTTAATCAAGATATTAGTTATTGGGATACATCTAGCGTGACTGATATGCATTATATGTTCAGTCACACTAAGGTATTTAACCAAGATATTAACCTTTGGGATGTATCTAAAGTGAAAAATATGAGTCGAATGTTTTGTCATGCTGACGTATTCGAGAAAAGCAATGTGGATTTATGGGATTTATCAGGTGTAAATACGAAAGAGATGTTCGGTAAATAAGCCTGTAATAAAAATAGTCTTTGGTTATAAGATAGAAAGCTGAACCCAATCTTATTGGGGTTTGGCTTTCCCTTAAATTATTAATCGCCTATTTCACATTGACTTAGCTGGTAGCGTTAACCAGCCCCTTTAGAATTCTTACTTCCCCAAAAGGCCCTAAATAATCGCATCAACCCCAATGTTGAAACCGAAATTCCCACAGTCACAAAATTGTGTCACGAAGTGACAGGCGATTCCAATATAGCGAGAGCATTTCCCTCATTTTTTGTTTTAATGAAAATCCCTATACATTTAACTTCAAAGGCAGAGTAACTGATACCTAGTTAAAACACCTACCCAATCAGTTAAAGCACCTACCAATTTAGTCAGCATGAAAAACAAACTTATTATACAATGACTTACCAAGCTTAACACCTCGTTGTGACTATGCGGGGAGTTACTTTTTACAATTTTCATCACCTCAATAATCAGGGTGTATACATGGAATTTTTATTATGAAGTTTAAAATACTGACTGTTGCTCTTCTAGCTGCAATGTCACTTAATGCACACGCGGGCGAAAATGTAAGTGCGTTTTACAAATCCAAAATGAGTGGAGCCATTGTTGCGCCATCATCAGCGAAAGTTAACGACACTGGCCTTGTTAATGGGCAAGTATATACCGTTGTAGATGAAGCTATGTTGCGCAAGATGATTGCCGATGGTGATGATGTGACTCGTGTTGTAACAACAAATATAACAAATATGAGTAAGCTGTTTAAGGATAACAAAACATTTAATCAAAATATCGGTTATTGGGATACATCTAATGTGACTGATATGTCATACATGTTCGTGGGGGCAGAGGCATTTAACCAGGATATTAGCTACTGGGATACATCTAAAGTGACTCATATGCATTATATGTTCTTGGGTGCTGAGGCATTTAACCAAGAGATTGGTTATTGGAATACATCTAAAGTGACTGACATGTCAGCTATGTTCTATATGGCTGAGACATTTAACCAAGATATTGGTGATTGGGATACATCTAACGTGACCAATATGAGCAGTATGTTTTACCGTGCTTATGAATTTAACCAAGATATTGGCGACTGGGATACATCTAGCGTGACCGATATGAGCTTTATGTTTAAGGATTGCAAAATATTTAATCAATATATTGGCGACTGGGACACATCTAATGTGACGAATATGTCAAATATGTTCAGTGGTACTAAGGCATTTAACCAAGATATTGGCGACTGGGATACATCTAATGTGACTCATATGCATTATATGTTCAGTGGTACTAAGGTATTTAACCAAGATATTAGCCGCTGGAATACATCTAACGTGACTAATATGTACTCCATGTTCAGCTCTGCTTCTGCATTTAACCAAAAGATTAGCCGTTGGAATACATCTAACGTGACTGATATGAACTTCATGTTCAACGGTACCAAGGCCTTTAACCAAGATATTAGTTATTGGGATACATCTAGCGTGACTGATATGCACTCAATGTTCAGCTATACTTGGGTATTTAATCAAGATATTAGTTATTGGGATACCTCTAGCGTGACTGATATGAGCAGAATGTTTGATAGAGCAGCGGCATTTAACCAAGATATTAGTTATTGGAATGTGTCTAGCGTGACCAATATGAGCGACATGTTCAGCTATACTAAGGTATTTAACCAAGATATTAACCGCTGGGATATATCTAGTGTGATTACTATGATTAAAATGTTTGCTGGAGCTGAAGCATTTGAGAAAAGCAATGTGGATTCATGGGATTTAACAGGCATAGACACGACAGATATGTTCGGTAAATAATCCTGTAATAAAGATAGTCTTTGGTTATAAGATAGAAAGCTGAACACAATCTCATTGGTGTTCGGCTTTCCTTTAGATCATTAATAGCCTATCTCATATTTACTTAGCAGGTAACGTTAACCAACCCCTTTAGTATTTTTATTCCCCCAAAACGCACGAAACAGCCGCATCAATCCAAGGGTAGAAACCGCAATACCCACAATCACAAATTCAAAGTACCAGGGCGCGCCTTTATAACCCATGGCTTGCCAACCAGCTGCCATATACGGCTGCAGCTGTGGCACAAAGTGCGCAATGAACAACCCCAAAAACACCGTAATAATGATTTCATCCATTATCGATTCGCGCCGGTTCTTCAATACCTGCAGATCATAATCAGCGTCGTTACCTTCCTGGTTAGCTAACCGTTTAGCTTCCGCGTCTAACTTTGCCAATTTAAGGTTACCTTCTGCAGTCGCAATCGATGCCGCCATTTCTGCAGCAATACGTTTACGCTCACGATAGCTACCTGACAAATCCGCAATCGGTGCCGAAATAAAACTAAACAGTGACGTTATCCATTTCATGATTTGTTCCTCATAATAATATCTAAAAAGTGTTTAGGGTCTTTTGATACCGCTTTCGCCAGGGCATTAACCCCCGTTAAAAGATGCGGCGCTACATACGCGGAAATACCAATAATGCCAGTCTTTAACCCTTCATCTAATCCAAGCCAACGACAAAAGCTGTCCGCAATGTACGCCGACAAAATCGCCATCAGCACCGACATGAAATAATGAAAAAAAGTAATCCGTGTACCAGACATATACATTTGCGTTGCGGCGGCCAATAACGACAACAAACACAGCTGCCCCCATTGGCGAATAAAAACAATCAGTTCTTCCATCAGTCTTCACTCCTCGGGTTTAAGTCGGAATAAGCTGGCTCTGCAAATTTAATATGCAGTGCAGCAGGTAAATACTCGTTAATTTCCAGCATGTCCTGCTGCATCGGAACCACTTCATTGTTGTAATAAGCCCGGGTTATTTTATCCAGGTCACCAAAGCCCGGACTATCACCCGATGTTTGCCCGCTTAACGCTTCCTGGGCGCGGTGCATACTCAACATATCGTTTAGCGTCATCTTCTTAATGCGCTCAAATTCATCCTTGGTAGAAATATCACCCACCGGAATAATCTTGATTGCCTTTTCGGCATCAGCCTTACCACTGCGGTTATTAATAAATAGACTGCGAAAGTTACCCACACCGCGAGAATCTTTGATCGCTTTTTTCAACTCGTCTTCATCATCGGTAGACAAATTAGGGTCGGCCATCGAGAAGATAAATCCCATATGTGCGCCGTTCTTGTAATACTTACGACGGAACAGGGTGGCATCTTCGTTTAAAAGAGCAGACTGAATACCGCCATAATATTGGGGGATTCCATAAATACCCTGGTTAGGGTCGTATTCTTTTAGGTGAATAACTTCGCCTTTTTTAAACCGCAGCACCTTGCCATTACTTAGGCGCTGGGCATAAACACCAGGTGTTGAGGTATAGCGCATCGATAACGCAGGTAAATGCCTTAGCTTAATCACATGACCGAACGTATTTTTAATAACCTGAAAATACGCATTCGCCGCCCAACAATAATCAAACGCAAACTTCTTAAAGGTGCGCTGGCTCAACACCGTATTAGGCTTAAACCATTTCAAAATCATATTGCGTTTAAAATATAAAATAGGACCATGCTGGGCATTAACGCGCAGCAACTTAACCAGTCCAGACAAACTCACAGGCGGCGAATATAACCCGTCCATATCCGCGTAAAGGCCAATATACTCAGTCATGTGATTATCTAAACACGGCTCAGGGTCGCCAAAGCTAAAGGTATCGATGGATTTGTCTTTCATCGGTTCTGTGGTCGTACTCTTAGTTGAATTCATTATGCGGCATCTAATCCTATTGACGTTCTGGTGCTCGAGCTGTCACCAGATAATGGTTCGTAAATCATGGCGTGCATGATTGCCCAGGCAATATCTGCATGGCCTGTTGCTGCAGTGCGATTGGTAGCGTAACTAATCTGGTCACCAACTACCTTTTTGCGAATATTAATAAAGCTGCTGGCAACCATCACCGAATTCTCATCGAACTCAAAACGCTTCTTACCAATGACATTAAGCGCCTTAATCACCATCTTGTTTTTGTTGTGCGGGTTGTAATGAATCGGCATCGCCAGCGGGAAGAACTTTTGTATTAACTCAAACACACCCAAGCCATGCCGGTGGTATCAACACCGATATGCACAACATGGTATTTAAGCGTGAGCTCTTTAATTTCACTGGCCATGGTTTCAAAATCGTTACCACTGAGATTCAGTGATTCCAACAAACGGAACTTATCATCAGGGCCAAGCGGTAAACTCAAGACCACGACCGAAGCAATATCTCGCGTTCGCGCAGGGTCAAAACCAATAACAACCGGCTTCATGGCATAAGGGCGTGGCCAACTCGGGTCAAAGTCAGTCCATTTTTTACTATTACCAACACAGGCCATCAGTTGTTTAAGGCTAAACGCACTGTGGGCATCATCAATAAACTTGCACATAAAGAGGTTGTTAAACTCTTCGGTAGAATATTCATTTTCCAAAATACTAATATCAATGCGGTCAAAGCCTTGTTTCACCACATCATAAACATTGAGCTTTTGACGCCAAATGCCATCTTCACAAAGCCGACCATCCTTTAAGGTCTTATGGCTAACATCAATAGCAAACTCGGGATCATTACAGGCTTTGGTTTTTCGGTACCAGCGACCATTCCACAAATCATAAGCTTCATGACTGGTCACCGACGGCGTACTAAAATAGGTAATTCGAAAATCTTTATGGGTCGCCATTGCCTGGGCAAGACTGCGTAATTCTTTAAACTTCGGGATCCAAAACACTTCATCAATATACAAATCACCAGACGCCGATTGTGCAGTACGGGCATTGGTTGATTTGAAATACAGTGTTGTCGTCTTGCCCTTGTTACGCATAGTCAGTGGTGAGCCGCTTAGCTCAATACCAAACTGTTCACGACATAAGGCAATAATATTGGCCTTGAATATCTCAACCTGGTCCCGTGATGCTGAAATGAAAATCTTATTACGGCCATTAACAATCGCATCATAAAATGCTTCAAACGCAAAATAGAAAGTCGCGCCAATCTGACGCGGCTTTAATATGAACCGGCTACGGTAATCTTGATGTTCAAACCAATGTAATTGGTGCGGGTAGAGCAGGTTGTCTTTGAGTGTATCGAGCATTTCCTTGGTGATACTAGACACATCATTCTTAATCTTCTTTTGACATTTCTTACTTTTACTGGTTCGCTCGCCTGTTTGTTCATGTTGGGGCGCAGCAGCTGCAGGTGCATTACCGTATTTCTTCGTGATACCGGCACTGGGCAAGCGAGACTGATTTAACGCACATTGTTGTTTGGTCAGAAAATCCAGTTCTTTATAGTCCGCTTCACTTTTAACGTCACGATCTGCCAATAACACAATACGCCGTGCAATAGCCGTCTCGGCATTAAGTGACGGGCACAGTTCATTCCAGCTGCCATCATCCGCCCAACGTCGTAAAGAACGGGCACTTGGCATACCGTCAATTTCTGAAATCTCATCAAACGTCAGCCCACCAAAAACATAATGGTCACGCGCCGTTTTAATCATTTCGGGTGTATATCGGGGAGTCCTCGGTTTCATAACTGGCCTGTTGGTAAGAACAAGCGCCAAGTTTATAACCCTAAAACAGGTAATTCTTTAACAAGATTTCCGTGTTATTCCGCTTTCGCCAAGATCGGAATTTAGCGGATTTAATGTGATGGATTAAGGCCTGTTCAGAGGGCAAAATTGCTCTCACTTAGATTTACTTTGACATTAAACAGGAAACTACATGGCTCAATTACGCACTATTCCACTTGCCATTGCCGCCATGGGGTTAACGGTAGATGGTCGCGAAATATCAGAGAAAGATATCGACGATATTGTTGCTACTTACAAGTATAAAAAGTACGGCGCTCGTATCAATTTAGACCACGAGTTTAATTGGTCAGGTTGGGCAGCGAAGAACCTTAGCAACATCGATATTAAAGGTGGAATGTTAGGTGATGTGATTGAACTGAGCACGGCTAAAAATGAAGACGGTATTAAAGTGTTATACGCCGTGCTATCGCCGAACGCATCATTTGTGCAGTTGAACCAAGCTGACCAAGCCGTCTATTTCAGTATCGAAATAGACCGTGATTTTATGAAGTCAGGGAAAACCTATTTAACGGGGCTTGCCGTGACGGATTATCCCGCCAGTACCTACACCGACCGTATTCACTTTAGTCAGCAAGACAAAGACAACACTAATCATACACCTCCAGATACTGACCTATTAAAGGTGTCATTAGGGTTAGAAGAAACGGCCAAACCCACCAAGAGCCTGTTTAAAAAACTCTTTAATTTTAATAAGGATGATGACGACATGACCCGCGAAGAACTTGCAGCCGCAATGACCGACGCGCTCGGTGAACCATTGCTTAAATTTAGCCAAGCGCTCGAAGCCAATACCCAAGCAACGCAAGACTTACTGGCTAAGCAAAATACGACCACAGCACCGACAGATGATGTGAATACCGATACTCAGGAAGATGCCAGTAGTGATAAACCGACGGCTGATTTTTCTGCGATTGATGGCAAAGTTAATGGCTTGGCTGAGCAAATTGCCGCGCTGACTAAAACCGTAAACGATGCAATCAAAGACCCTGCATCAACAACCACTGGTGGTGAAGAAGAACACCTTGGTGAAAATGCCAAATACCACAACCTTTTTTAGCAATAGGAACCAAATTAATGAAGCTTAAAACAACACAAGTTTTTGCCGCGGTTGTGTCTGCATTGGCTGTCAATTACGGGGTTGCCTCCGTATCAGAACAGTTCAGTGTCGAGCCGTCGATTGAGCAAACGCTGTATGACCAGGTATATCAAAGTGCAGAGTTCTTACAGCGCATTGATACGCAAATGGTCGATGATTTAGTCGGCAGTTCAATTACGGCGGGTATTAGTGGCGGTGTCACTGGTCGTGCTGGCGTTGAAACGGATGAAACTAAAAGTCGTAGCACCAAAGACCCACTGGGTTTAACTGATCGTGAATATCGTTGTTATGCGGTTGAATGCGATACCCACATTACGTGGCAACGCATGGATATGTGGGCCAAGTTCCCAGACTTCCACAGCCGTTTTCGCGCCCATGTTCGTCAAGCCATTGCACTGGATATCATCAAGATTGGCTGGAACGGTACCAGTGCCGCCAAAGTAACGGATATCGCCACGTACCCAATGATGGAAGATGTGAACATTGGTTGGTTCCAGCTGGTGCGCCGTGACAATCCTGCCAATGTGTTTGCCGATGGTGAACAAAAAAACGGTGAAATTCGTATTGGCGCAGGCGGTGATTATGAAAACCTTGATCAAGCCGTGCATGATTTACTGCAGGCTATCCCAGCCCATAAGCGTATTGGTTTAGTTACCATTATTGGTGATGAGCTGTTAGCCAAAGAAAAGAACAAGCTTTATGCCAAACAAGCGCATACCCCCAGTGAAAAAGACAAGATCGAGCTAGAGCAGATCATTGAAACATTCGGTGGTTTGAAGGCGTATAAGGTCCCGTTCTTTGCTGACCGAGGCATCTTAATAACCTCGTTCGATAACCTTTGTCATTACGTGCAATCAGGTTCAACGCGCACCTCGATTGAAAATAATGCCAAGAAGAAACGTGTCGAAGATTACCAATCACGTAACGATTGTTACTACATTAATGACTTGGAAAAGATCGCCTTCTTTGAAGCTAGCAGCATAAAGCTAGATAAGGTCAAAGACCCAGCCGTTGATGCCGGTGACTTTGATGCGGATAACCCTGCGCATTGGGTTTGGTCTTAGTCGGTTTTAAATCAGTAATTTGAATAAGCAGAATTGAATGAAGCACTGGCTTATCACGGTAAGCCAGTTATTTACCAAACAGAGAGTTTTTTGAAATGAGCATAGTCAAACGAAATCAGCGTAAAACCCATGCCTCTATTATCGGTGTGGACTGGGCAAGTGGTCCAGATCTGTCTGCCTCAGTGACAGTCAAGCAGGGCAAGGTTGTCGAAACCGAATCAAGCCGCGCCGAAGGCATCATGGACGAGTTTGATTTCTTCAAAGCGGCAATGGATTCAGACCTTGCTCAACTTAAAAAGTTTCCACACATCGAAGACAAACTTGAATACAAAGCCAAGGCCATTGAGAACCATCAATACCTGGATTATTTACGCCGCTATCAAGCGCAAGGCACCAACCATCAAAACATGGTGCTGGCTTGGGTGGTGATTTGGCTTGTTGACCTTGGGCACTGGAAAACAGCCTTTGAATTCTTGCCTTTGTTAGTGACGCAAAACCAACGTTTACCAGGGCGCTTTAGTACCCAAGATTGGCCGACCTTTTTAATTGACCAGCTTTATGATGAAGGTGCTAAGCACCTAAGCCAAGGGCGTGATGCCGTGGAGCGTAGCCACGTTATTCAGCTATTTACTCAGTTTATCCATTTGCTCGATACGCACCAATGGCGGTTAACTGAATTGATTGGCGGCAAGCTATACGCCATGACTGCCAAGTTAGAGCACAGCGTATTTAACCTGGGCAATGCGTATACCTACGGAGTGAAAGCAACCGCGTTAAACGACAAAGCGGGCGTTAAAAAAATGGTCAGAGAAATAGCCAAGACCATTGGTAAAGATAACGACCTTTAGTTAATAGCATCAGTTGTAAAAAGAATTATAACAACTCTCGCGCCACCGGCTCGGCTGCGTTGGACTTATTCGCAGTAGTGAAATGGGCTCCTTATCGCAGTGGCTAGAGCCGACCTATTAGAAGTGAGTAAAAGATGAATTTAGCGGGTATGCCACTGGCACAAGTAAGCAATGAGAACGTCGCAAACAACGGCTTTTATCCTGAACTGGGCACTGCTGAATTTATCACTGATTACGCGATTGCAACGGAATACGCCAACAACAGCGAGCAGGTTAAACGAACATTAGTACTCGCCATACTCGATGTTAACCAGGCATTAGCAAAATACCGCTTACGTCATTGGCAACAGGTCGAACAATTACAAGAGGTGAGCCTTGAGGAAATTAATGGCGTAAATGCATTAACCCTTATGTACCAACGCGCCGTGTATTGCCGTGCTAAGGCTAAGTTGTTAATCAGTCGGCTAGGTGAAACGCACCGTGACCAACGGGCCGCGCAGCAAGTGATGGCCAGTGACAATCAAGAATACTGGTTAGCAGAAAGTGACACTGCCTTACGTCAAATGATGAAGGCAACAAATTCAGGTGTTGAATTGATATGAGCCAAAGCAAATTACAACGTTTAGTGCAGTACCTGGTATCGGCCACCTACAAGGGACGACATTTAGCCAGGGCTGGTGAGTTTGATAGCTGGATTGAAGGTGGACGTATTGAATACGCCAGTAAACGAATAAACGGAACAGGGTTGCTCGCCGCACGTTTTTATTACAGTGGTGTGATCAGCATTAATCCATGCAACGCCCCTGTTGAATTGATCGCAACTTATGTGAGTTTTTGGTTAATGACAAATGCAGAAAAAGACGACAGCCAAGATGTGGAATTTAGCCTGGATATTAATGATGACAACAGCGCTGACATCGAATTAACAATCGAGCGGTTCGCAGAAGATGTGATGCTTGTTGAAGACATGAACGGGCCGTTTGAATTGGAGTTTCAAGGCGAAACCAAACGTTTTGATTTTGGTGAACAGAGTCTTTGGATTGCAGCTGCATTTGAATTAGATGCTGAGTTTGTAACGGGGTAGAGCATGCTTAATCTTGGTATCCCCACTGATAATGCGTTAAAGCAATTAGATTTGTTAACGCTTGATGCCAATAAGCGCCGCCGTATTTTACGTGGTGCTGGTCGACAAGTGAGGCGAGATACCAAGGCCCGATTAAAAGGGCAGCAAAATTTATCCGGTACCTATTGGCAAGGCCGCGCAAACGGTAAAAAGACTCGCATGCTAAAGAAACTCGGTAAAGGCTTACAGGTTCACACCACAGCGAATAATGCGACGGTCACCTTTGGTGATCCGCATGCTGGGAAAATAGCCAGAGTGCATCAAGAAGGTATCGACGTAACGGTAAAAGCCAAAACCGCAACGGAGCTACAGCAGCAGAGAGGAACGCTTGATTATAGCGATCCTTCAACGCGTAAACAGGCCAAAGCACTGCGTAAAGAAGGCTATAAAATTAGGCAAAAGCGCGGTAAAGGCTGGAAGACACCAACGTTGAAATGGATGCAAGAAAATTTAACGATGGGACGGGCAGGCCTTATATTGCGCCTTATGCGTGAAAACGCCCCTAAATCAAGTTGGGAAATAAAAACACCCGCGCGTTCGTTCTTAGGCCAGAACGAAACTGAACAAACACAATTAAAAAACTACATGTTGGACGAGGCATTTCGCCTCCGCTAAAAGGGTAAATATATGGCACAAGGCAAGGTTTCCGTTACCTCGTTAAATACGGGTAGCGGTGCAACAAAAGAAGTTGAACGCGCCGTGTTGTTCATCGGTGTTGGCACACTCAACATTGGCAGCATTGTCGCGGTAAACGCGCAATCGGAATTTGATGAACTTATTTCTGCAGACGATTCAGCACTGAAAACACAACTGCAAGCATGGGTGCGTAATGGGGATGACCTCGTCTCTGGTTGGGCAATTCCGATTAACTCGGGCGATGATGTGTTTGGCTTAATCGATAACGCCATGGACCAAAACATCAGTCCCGAAATTATCGTGATAACAACGGCCATCACAGGTAAATCACAGATTGAAGCCTTTCAGAATAAGGCATTAGAGATACTTGCCAAGCACGCTCGCCGTGTGCGTTTTCTTGTTGCAGCGCCAGGGCTCGTATCTGGGCAAACGTGGTCTGAACATCTTAGCGCATTAACGCCGTTAACCGATGGTGTTGTTGCCGACCGTGTTGCAGTTGTGCCAGGGCTTTATGGTGATGAACTTGGCGCAGTAACAGGTCGATTGTGTAAACGCAGTGTGACCATCGCCGACAGTCCAATGCGGGTGCAAACTGGCGCTATGTCATTACAACCAACACCGATTGATAACAATGGCCAGCCTATTACCAACGCCGTGACTGCAGCGCTCGATGCCGTTCGTTTTAGTTGTGTACAGTTTTATCCTGACTTTGATGGTATCTACTTTGGTGACGTCAATATGCTTGATGCCGAAGGCGGTGACTATCAGCAAATTGAAGCCGGTCGTATCGTCGATAAAGCCGCACGTCAGGTTCGTATTATTGCTATCTATCAAATTAAGAATCGCCGTTTAAATAATTCACCAACGGGGATCAGCTTTGGTAAACGTGTTTTAGGCAAACCACTGCGCGCAATGGCGAAAAGTATCAACATAGGCGCAGACAAATTCCCTGGTGAAATACGCGAGCCGAAAGATGACTCAATCAGTTTAACCTTCATGAACGAACGTCAATTACGGGTGTTGCTCAAAGTGCAGCCAATTGACTCTCCGAGTGAAATTCTTGTCGGCATCATGCTAGATAAGGCCGAATAAGGAGCAAAACATGTCAGTAAAAGCATTGGGCGGTAAAGACTTTGATATTTTCATTGGTGACAAAATGGTGCATGTCATCGAAGCCAGCGTAAAAATCACCGATGGCCGCAAAGCAAAAAAAGTACGTGGTATTACCAAAGGTTATATCGATGGTCCGGTTGACGCCGAAGTCACGATTAAATTAGACCATGAAAACTTTCTTATTCTGCAGGATGTAGCGAAAACGGCGGGCAGCTGGAAAGGCATCGAACCTTTTGATATTTCGTTCTTAGCGGAAGTTGCCGCCGGCACTAAGAATATTGAAGCCTTTGGTGTACTGCCGCAGTTAGATGAGATCTTAAATATCAAAGCGGAAGGCGGTGAAGAAGATACCACCACGATCAAAGGTCCGGTGACGTCGACTGATTTTATCAAAATTAACGGCATTCCTTATCTTACTGCAGAAGAAGTGAGAGACCTGTAATGGCAGCAATTAAAAACCTCACTGCAAGTACGTTGCTTAAGGCTATGCAAGCCAAACACTACAAAGTATTTGAAGGTGAATTAAACCTTAACCTTATTGGCGTTCGCAACAGTGATACCAAAGCAAACAGTTTTAACGACGTGCTTTGCGTTTTGTATCAGCAAGACGGTAAATGGCAGCTTGTCAGTTTTAAATGTACCACGGACGCAGGTACTTATTACCGTGAGAACCCGTGCAATCTGGATGGCACTGCAGTACTTGCCGCCATGCAGCACCGCAGTTTATGGACATTTGGTTATCACCAGGGAAAATACCCTGCGTTAGTGCAGCATAAACCCGTCACTGTTTATAGAGACAACAACAATGATAATAAACTCGATTGTGAGAGTCATTTACAACGTGGTTATTTCGGTATTAATTGCCATCGAGCGAGTGCAAATCATGAGTCAAAGCAAGTCGACAAGTGGTCTGCAGGTTGCCAGGTATTAGCTAACCCGAATGATTTTAATAAGCTGATGGCCCTTTGCCATCAAAGCAGTCAGCAATGGGGCAGTACTTTTACGTACACCTTATTAAACCAAATAGAATTAAACCAAGCTGATTTAAACCCAAATAAAGAGTGAGAATGACCATGGCGTTAGAGCAAAAGATCATCCTAGAAGTGAATGACATTGAACTGAGTTTCAATGTAAACGTAACGGCTTACAACAAGTTTTTAAACCAAAGTAACCAGGTTAATAAAATTCAGCCCGCGACCAACTTCTTAATGACGGTGGTTGATAACGAGTGCAAATCAACATTGAAAGAAATGTTAGCTCTCCCGGGTGCAGCGCTGCATTTAGTCGGCAGTGTGGTTGAAGAGTATCAACCGGAATTTAACATTACCGTAAAAAAATAGAACAGCGAGCAAAAGAGATAAGCAGAAACCGTTTAAATCAGTTGCTCGCCTATCAGCAAAAATGGCTACCACACAGCGCAGCCACTGAAGATAGTTTAGCCCAGGCACTGTTTTTGGAAAACGATAATCAAGAAAAGCAGCAAATCGCCATCAACAATGGTATTTGCATGGCGTTAGATAGTGGTTAAGTCACTGGTGAGGGGAACGAATGAGCGCATTAAGCAAGTTGGAAAAACTCATGTACACCATTGGCGTTGTTGATAAAGCAACAGGGCCAGTGAATAAGATCATGGACAAGATAAACCAACTTAGCGCCCAAACGGCCAGTGCTCAAAACCAAATGATGAGCGGTTTTATGGGGACTGCAGGCGGTGCTATTGCGCTGGTCAGCAGTTTGTCACCGGCTATTGATCATGTTGCTGCGCTTGGTGAAGTACAAACACTGGGCGTGGCCAACGAAGATTTAACCAAATTAACTAAAACCGCGTTTGAATTTACCACGCAATTTGGCGGTAACTCAGCAGAGTTCGTGCGCAGTGCTTACGATATTCAGTCTGCCATATCCGGGCTAACCGGTGATGAACTTGCCTCCTTTACCAAGGCATCCAATGTATTAGCGGTTGCCACGAAAGCGGACGCCAGCACAATCACCAGTTACATGGGCACCATGTATGGCATCTTTGAAAAAACCGCCAATAAAATGGGCAAGTCCGACTGGGTGAATCAGATTGCAGGGCAAACAGCGAAAGCGGTGCAAATGTATAAAACTACCGGCGCAGAAATGGAGTCGGCTTTTAGTTCATTAGGCGCAAAAGCGACGAATCGAGGTATCGATGCCGCAGAACAATTTGCGGTGCTGGGCGAACTGCAGCTGGTATTAAGTGGTTCTGAAGCCGGCACTAAATATGCGTCATTCATTGACGGTATTGGTAAAGCGCAGAAAAAACTAGGCATAGAACTCACCAATAGCCAGGGTGATATGCTGAGTATGGATATCGTGCTTGAACGTATTAACCAAAGGTTAACTGGGGTTGGTAGTGTCGCCAGAGGTGATATTTTAAATGCAGCATTTGGTTCAACTGAAGCGGCGGGTGTTGTCGATATATTAAGTACAAAAACCGCCAAACTAAAACATAATATTAGCGAGTTGACCAATGTCACAGATGCATCCAAGGCCAGTGAAATGGCGAATATTATTGCCAGTCCCTGGGATAGATTTAGCGGTTCATTAAATGGCGCAGCAACGGCGATGGGTCAAGCGGTGTTACCGATTATTGAACCGGTTGTCGATATGTTGGTTGCCATGTTAGGTGGCGTGATATGGCTAACACAAGAATTCCCAACATTAACGGGGGTTCTTGGCGCTGCCGCTGTTGGTGTTATTGGCTTAATGATGGCGTTTAGCGCCATGAACATGATAATCGGTATCTATCGCTTTGCATTGATTGGGCTGAGCGTCGTTACTAATGGCGCTGCTATCTCAACAAAGTTATGGCAAATGGGGTTAGTTGCACTGCGGGTGATGGGGTTCTTGGGCAACATTGCTGCAATGGGGGCTTATCTTACTGCTATCGCGCTTTATCGTGGCGCTATGTTAGCGGCGCAGGGCGTGACGTGGTTATTTAATACGGCATTACTTGCCAATCCGATTGGACTAGTTATCGCTGGGGTTGTGGCGTTAGTGGCTGCCGTTGCGGGACTTATCTTTTATTGGGATGCCATTGTTGCGGCCTTTAAAGACTCAACTTGGGGCCAAGGTTTAATCAAGATATTTGATGGCGTCATGTTGGTATTCACAGCCCTGATTGACAATGTGAAATGGGTGCTTGAAGCACTGGGTTTAATTGATGGTAAAGACATGACTATGAAGGCTGAGGTCGAAGAAATAACTAAAACAGCAGTCCCAATACCAGCAGACTTAAACGCGGGCCAGTTAACTAACCGCGATATTAGTCATGTTACAGCGACCTTGCCTGTAGCCGCAAACCAAGCGTTTAATACTGGAACGTATACTAATGTAAGTCAGGTTCAAAGTGGCGCTTCAACCACAGGAAGCCAAGCGTTTAATGAGTTAACTGCGCATAGTGCTCGTATCCAACAATATCAAGAAAATAACCACCAGTTGGCTAAGGTAAGTAGTCCGCGTATACAGCGAACCCAGTACTTTCAGCAAAGCAAACAACACACCAATAACAACAGTAATAGCAGCGCCGATAACAGCAAGCGCGTTTATATCGATAACGTGGTGATGAAAAGCGACAACCTTGACCATGATTTTGAACAGTTAATGGAGTTAGCCGGCTAATGATAAATATGCATGTTGATTTAAACATTGTCGATGGGGATTTTGTGTTTAATTCCTCGCTCAGTGCTGGCAAATTATCTGCGGCCAAAGTGATTGGCCAAGATGTGAAGCACCGCATTATCGAAAGTGGTTTGTTAGTGAAGTTAGTGAAGCAGCGTAACGTCAATGGTATTGCGCCAGTGCTGACAGATTTAGAACTCGAAGTCGAACAAGACGACAGACTCAAGCCTGGCACAATCTTGATTAGCTATAACAGTGATAAAACCTTATCGATTGAAGCACAAACCAAGCAATACGGTTTAATGAAATGGGCGGGGGCATAACATGGTACCTGATTTTAAAAAGATGATGGCTGATGCTGGGTTACCAGTGAATGAGAAGGTTGCAAAGCAGCAATGGGAGCAGGTATTAAGCGAGCAGCAAATCATTGTTGAGAATGGCAGTCCGTTTAGCCCGTTTTGGCGCACAGTTAAAGCTTTAATTACCTTACCTGTCGTTGGTTTACTTGATTGGATTGCCCGTATATTGATGCCTGATTTATTTATCATGACGGCTAGTCGCAGTGCGTTAATCGGGCTTCATGGCCCGAGTCGTAATGTCTTTGTTGTGGATGCGATTAAGGCTAAAGGCATGCTGACATTAACGCGCACTAATAACGATGGTGTATTGAGTATACCTGCAGGTGCCTTAGTAGAAAGTGACAGTATTGGCGGCACTGTATATCAGTTACGTACGCTTAGCGCTGTGGTATTTAAAGAAGGTGAATCAGTCATTGAAGTGTTGGCTCAAGCAGTTGGTACTGGGCAGGCGTATAACTTACCGGTAGGCAGTTATTACCGCTTAGTTAATCCAATTGAGGGCGTGAGCGTTCGTAATGAAAAAGACTGGCTGCTTATCCCTGGTGCTAACGAAGAAAGTACAGAAGCATATCGAAACAGAATAAGAAACGTATTCGGCACCGCCGCTAAATGGCATATCAATACTGTGTACAAATCGATAATCAGCGACTTCGCCATTCCGGTCGATAATATTGAAATTGTAAACCAAGCGCCACGTGGACCAGGTACCGCTAATGCGTATATTTACCTCAATGTCGGGCAGGTTTCGACTGGTTTATTAAAAGTAATAAATCAGCATATCAGTGATGATGGCCATCATGGCCACGGTGATGATTTTAAAGTATATGCAATGCCGACACATGAGCAGGTAATAACGGCTACGTATTCATTACATGCAAATAGCATCGATATTGGCGCGGATATAAAAACCTTTGTCCAGGCGGCGTTTCGATTAAATGATGCGTATCAACCGACACGAACGCAGCCAAATTCGTTATTTAGCATGAGCCAGTTACAAGCGCAGTTACATAACCAATTCCCTGCGCTGCGCAGTATCGATTTTGATTGTGGTGATATTAAAACGGGTTTATGGCTACCGGCACTTACGCACTTGGTTGTGCAACATGGATAGATTTCAGCAAAGCGCTCCGCCATCACAACCAGAGATTGCTACCTGGTTAAACAAGGGCCATGCCGAGCAGTTAATGAAAGCCGCGCAGCAATATTGGCACAATACCAAAGACTGGGTGATGTGGGCGGTTGCACAAAAAGATGAGCAGCAAAGTGCTGAGCCATTTTTAGGTTTGTTAGCCTGGGAACGTTTGACTGAAAGACTGGCAAACGAGCCGACTGAGTTTTTTAGAAAACGGGTCCAGCATGCACTGGTTAATACAATCGATGCGGGTGAGATAGCAACTATTGCAGATATCTTCAATCGTCTTGGTATCGATGTCATCAAAGTAACAGAGCGTATTGAAAACCGCGATTGGGACATTATTGCAATCGACTTTAGCAGTCATACTGTCTCGAAATACGGCGAACTGATGCCCGAATTAATCCAGCTTTATGGACGCGCCTGCAGGCGTTATGAATTTACGGTACACAGTTTTGCTGATTGTGGCTTAGCACCAAGTTGGATTGATGTGCAATACCATGTACAAAAAGTGCCGTTAATGCCACTGAATATGTCGGTTGAGCATCCACTGACACTGCAGCCAGTTTATGGATTTTTGAGTAAAGAAAGCAGCATTAGTACTGCAACGGAGTAAGTTTCTATGTCTGAACAACAGGTAACCGGCATTCTTACTAATGCTGGTAAACAACATATTACCCAGTGTGCGCTAGCAAACACGGGACTCGATGTAACAACACTGGTGTTGGCTAATATCCCTAATTTAAGTGATAGCGCAGCGCGCGACCCTAATATGGCGCTCCCAACACAAACACAAATTGCCTATCAAACGGATGAATTACTCGACGGTTTCATTGATGAGCATACCGTGGCATGGGCGTGTGTGTTAGACCAGGACGTTGGTGATTTTGATTACAACTGGATTGGCTTAGTGACCAGTACCGGTATTTTGTTAGCACTGGATTATTTACCTCTGCAGCGTAAGCGTCAGGGCGTGAACAACGTACACAACCGCAGTTTTGTATTGAGGTTTGCCGCAGCCAAAGCCCTTGCCCGCATCGATATTAAAGCCAGTAGCTGGATGTTTGATTACAGCCCACGCCTAGACAGTATGCAGTTGGCGATTGTCGCTAATGCTACGGCGCAAATAGATAACATGACGCGCCATTTAGGCTTAAAAGACGTAGTAACCAGCTTACAAAATACTATCGAACTGCAGCAAGTTCACATCGGCACTTTAGAGCAAGCAGGGCAAACACTGCAGCGTACACAATCAGCAATGATAAGGCAGCGCCAGGAACAAGATGGTGAGATACAAACTTCACTTGCCAAAATGGCAACCGCACAAATCAGTACTATGTACCGACAGGTAAAGCATATTACATCAGCTAATAACGAATAAAAGGGAACAGAGCATGACAATAGAACAGAACATTGCAGAACTCGTGCAAGCCAGCAATAACCTCACGGGTGTTGTTGATGGGAAAATGAAAGATATTGATAAGCAGGTCGCCGATAAAAAGGTGCTCATAGACCAGTACCTAAGTAATGTTGTCAGTAATATCAACGGGGTTGACGTACATAAGCAAGGACGAGTTAAAACCTATTTTATTCAAGGTAACTTAAGTAATGGTGGGTATACAAAAGATGGGGGACCTGATGATTTATTTCCTGTTTGTGCAGCCCCTAAATCTCCCACTTATCTAAATTTAATTGAATTTATCGCTTCTTCCGCTGGTTTTGGGGACGGTGGTGATATGTTTCGTGTTGAATTCATGATAACGCACCGCGGTATGGCTGCTAATACAGGCTATACAAACCATCTGATTTTCACTGGAACAAGCTCATCAGATTCGGTCGCGGGTTTGTTAGAATTAAAAAAAATAGCAAAAAATGGCGAATTAAGTTTGTTTATCTCTGAACCGAGTGGGGACACAGAAGTTGCATTGACCCGTGATTTAGAAGGGACAGCACTGCCAGTATCATTCAGAAGCATTGGTCAAGGCCGTGATAATGGCATTGCTCGCGTTACGTTAAAAGTTGATACACGGCACCACTGTGGTGCGGCTCGTTCTTTTGGGGCTAACGTCATGTATACATCCGATAAAGGGCGCCCATCAGTGGCTCGTGTTACTCAAATTAAACCAACTTGGGAAGAATAAATTATGCAGGAAAACAATACGAACAGTGAGCTTGGTTACCTCGATGCAGAAATGGCAAATGAGACGAAGTGGTCCACAGTACGTGTAATACGTGATGCTAAATTAAAGGCAACGGATTGGTTAGTCATCAAGTACATGGGAAGTGGAGAATCATTACCGGATGCTTGGAAGCAATATCGTTCGACATTACGTGATATTCCGCAATCTGGTGTTGAGCCTGACGCTATCGTTTGGCCACAGAAACCCGCTATTAGCTAATGCGCAGTATTAGCCTTACGTTTCACCAAACCGCGACCCTTTGCACAACTGCAGAGGGCGCAGTCTTGCTGGCAACTGCCATCAAAGATGAAAGCCGCCAGTTCAGACCAACGGCTTTTAATGCCCTGGTCTTGTGGGTGAGCTGTGATACGCCAAACGATTTAGCCAAGCAATTAGCGCCGATTAATGACTATTGTCCGTTAACCAGCTTCGTTGAATGCGGTCGTTATGCATCGAGTCTAGCAACATTAGATGCAGATAAACTCACTCGCCCTCAAGGTAGTGAACAATCCCTTGAGTGGACGGTATTGAATGATAAGCGGTATATACCCGCGCTTAAGCGGCAATATCATGCGACATCATTAGCACTGGTTAAAACCCAAGGGCAAGCGCTTATTAGCGATATTGGTAGCGCCCTCGCAGAATGTAAGCAGTTAAAGGGTCTGCGTGATGTGCGTTTAACGGCAACTGAATTTAACCCAGTTAACACCGGCTTAAATTGCACTAGCATCAGTGCTAATTCAGCCAAAGGTTTAGCTGATAAGTTACAAGGCCTTGGTGATGATAAAGCGTATTGGGCGTTTTGTGCGTTTGTAGGCAGTAGCCACGAACTTGAACCTATTAAGGACGTGTTTTTATGATAGCGCTCGATGGTTGGCAAGTACCAGGTTATGAAACCAAAATAAAATGCAGTTTCAAATTAGCTGGCGAAGATTTAAGTGGTTACGGCTCCTTAACCCTATCATCGGATAATGGGGTTAAACCTGCCGTATTATCGGTGACAACCAAGATACCTTTTAAAGATAAGGCTGAGTTAGCCAAGCTGATTTCTAAGGCTAAAGAGCTCGACGAACACGGCGCTAGAATTATCCGCACCGTGAATTGTGATGTAGCAGAATCATTCAAAGTCCGTAAAACCAAGTTTGATGGTGAAATGAGTGCGACTGAAGATGAAGAAGTGAAATCTTGGGTTGTCAGTTTTAATTTACTCGAAGTCATGAGCAAGTCAGAGCGCGAACAACTGCAGCTAGATGGTGAAGCCAGTAACAACACAACACCGCAAAGTACTGATGGCCATAATTCACTGCAACAGCAATTTGAAAATGTAGAGGGCCCTTAACTTAGGGGATGGATAAAGATATGAATAAACCCGATTCAGCACGACTCACCACCGTACTCATCATTGGTGGTAAGCCCGTCACGAATATAATAACCAACAGCGTACAGCTGGATTTATTTAGTCCTGGTCGCGCGAGCTTCGTTGTTACTTGTGAGTATGAACCCAAAGGTATCGTGGAATTACACCTTGGTTATCGGGTCGATAAACTGCAGCCTTATTTCATGGGTGTTATTGAATCTAAATATCAATCATCCGGTCGTTGGTATCTGACTTGTCGTGAATTACTCGGTGCATTATCACTGCCAGCTAACATGGCCATTCGTTTTGCGACGATGAAAGATGTACTTGAACAGCTTGCGGCCACCGGTCTTCATTTTATTTATCCCGATGTAGATTATATCAATCAGCCCGTTCCTTGTTTTTATCATCAAGGCGATGGTATATCGGTATTGCGTCAGTTGGGGAAGATATACCAGGTACCGGATTATATTTTTCAGCAACGCCCCGATGGCAAAATCTACGTAGGCAGCTGGCATGATTCAGGCTGGGCCAAGTCGGTCATCACTGATTTTTCAGAACACCCAATTAAACCCATCAGCTCGAGTAAAGGTGAGCTAATTGCTATCCCTAAGTTACGTCCAGGACTAAAACTTAATGGCCGTTATCTTAGTGAAGTGACATTAACAGGAAATAAGCAGGTTATCAGATGGTCAAAAACGCTATACGCCGCTTAGTATTACGTTACTTTCCTGAATTAGGACAGCGTAAACACTTACCGCAATTGGCTCGAATAGAGAAGATTTATGATATGCCGGTTAATGGCGCCAGTGTCAGCAGTGCATTTCGCGCCTATAAAGCGGCGGATATTCAATTGTTAGATGCGGTAACAGGCAAACCCTTAGCCGTTCCTGTCTTTGAACAAGTGAGTATTGCATCAGGGCAGGGGCATGAACATGGTCTATTCGTTGAACCAACACTAGGCATGCAGTGCTTAATTCAATACATTGATGGCCTTGATTCATTGCCGGTTATTACGTCGCTTTTACCCTGGCATACTTTGGTACCCGATCATCGTTCAACCGATGTAAGCCTGCAGCAATCACACCGTAGTAAATTAGTTGGCACTAATGGCGATTGGCAGCTGCAGACAGATGGTGAAATAAAACAGGCCAGTCAGAAATCGATTGTTGAAGCCCAAACCAGCGAACAGAGTTACTTTGAGCGCAGCACCAAGGTTGCTACGCTAAATGAAATTATGGGCGCGTTGAAAATACTTGTTGGTGAAAAGGCGATTATTACCTCGTTGGATAACCTGCTTTTAGGCAGTAACAAAGAAGTTAAAATACAAAGCGCAGAAGACATGCATCTCGACAGTGCAAAATCACTGATCATTAAAGCCAAGAATATAACCGAAGATGCAGGCACGATTAAGCTTAATGGCGGCTGTGGTGTTATTACCTGTGCGAGTATTTGTCCATTCACTGGTAAGCCACATGTCGATGGCTCCACAACCGTTTTTGCAGGGAAATAATATGGCATCAAGTAAGAATGAACTTAAACAGTTTATAATCGAAGAATTTAAAGCACTAGGTTTTGTTACAGAGGGAGAATTCGCTATGGCTGAAAAATTAGCAACGGCCATTGCAAATGCTACAGTAAGAGAGCGAGTGAAGAATGCAAGCGTAACAATCACGTCGGGAAGCTCTGTTGGTATTTATAAAGTTGATTAA